GACCAGTACGGCAGCGTGCAGGTGCCGATCAGCGGCTGGAAGAAGACCAGCCAAAAGGGGCTGGCGTATGTGAGCGCCGTGGCGCAGCCGCCGCGCGACTGGGTGCCGCCTGTGAGCGCGCAGAGCGCTGCGCAGAGCCTTGCAGCCGCCACTGGCGGCGAGGTGCTCGAGGCGGACCTGTTCTAGGTCACATGAGCATGAGTTCCAGGCGGGCGATTTCATTGACGGCCGCCTGGAGCATTTCTTGCTGGTGGTAGCACTGCTTGAGGAGCTTGGCGGCCAGTGGGCCGATGTCAGGGTGCCGCTGGATGTCGCGGCACTGCTTTTCGATCAGGAAGGCCTTCTCAGGCGGTATTTCTGCCGCCATCCATTCACCGAAGTTCATTTGATCGGGGCGAACCCCCCCATGGTGCCCATGAAATGCCAACGATGCGGTAGCAGCGCCATCCGTGCGGTGTCTACAAACAACCGAGAGGCTGATGCGACGATCCGCAAACGGATGTGCAGCCAGTGCGAGCACTCCTGGTTCACGGTTGAGGTGCCGGTGAGCCCGGTGGTGGTGGGCTGGTGCAGTGCCAAGTCAAACGGCGGGCAGAGCAAGCCGGTGCTGCGTGTGCCGGTGGCGCTGGCGATCGGTGAGGGTGCCGTGTGAAGAACTGTCACATCGGGATTGCGGGTGCCCCGTGGGCGGGGGAAAATAAGGGGACGCCCGAAAGGGCACCGCTCTCCACGACATGATCAACCGCATCAACAACACCATCTGCTTCCTCATCGCCGCGGCCGTGTTCGCAATGATCGGCCTCAATGCCGCCAACCAGCCCGGCATGACCCACAGCGGCACGCAGCTGGAGGTGCGCAAGTGACCCGCACACCGATGCGCCGCTTCTACTTCCAGATCCGCTCGGCCAATGTGCTCGAGTGCATCTGGGCTCACAGCCTCACCGAAGCCAAGGCCATTGCATCTGTTGAGTGGATGCCGTGGTGGCAGGACTTGGAATGGCTGAACCCTGAAACCGTCACTGATCCGTCCATTCATGCCTGACTCACCAATCGGCTCAATGCTGCCTTTTCAGTGGGCAGAAGAACCATCAACCGCAAAGCTGGGTGATGGCATCAGCCGCCCGAAGCCAGAGGCACGCACGCGCATGTACCGCATCCGCGTGAACGAACCCGGCGCCAGACCGATGCTGGTGACACTGCCGGCTGAGACCAAGCGCCACGCGATCCGCTATGCCGAGAACCGCTGGCCTGAAGCCTCGGTGGAGGTGGCGGCGTGATGTATCTGCTCATTTGGGGTCTGCTGATCGCCACGACTGCGCTGGTGCTCATCAATCAGCCATGGCTGGCGTTGATGGCTCTGACGCTTTGTTTCGCGCTGAGGTGCTGCTGCAATGACTGAACCTCTCTCCCCCGCCGCTCAGGCGGTGCGTCATGCCGCGATTTGCGCCGGCCCAGAGCTGGAAGGTCGTATTGCCGCCGCCCTGCGAGCTGCTGCGGATCAGGTGGTGCCTCTCAGCTATGAGGACGTGTGGACCGACGGAAGAATGCTTCAGTACGAAAAGCGCGATCCTGTGCGCGAAAAGCTCCTCGCCATCGCCGCCGAGCTGGAAGGTGGCAATGGCTGACGCCCTGCTCACCCTCGCCCTGCTGCTCGCCCTCGGCGCAGCGGTTGAACTGGGCCTAAAGGCGGTCTTCGTGCGCCTGCTGCCCTTGCTGCTGAGGTTGGGACATGACTGACCCCATCCGCGCCAAGCTGGAAGCGCTGATCACCGACAGCGGCACCTACCGTCAAGGGCAGCAGGATGAACGCCAGCGCTTGCGCAGCCTGATTGACCTCCGCATCGACCAGCTGCGCGGCACCTGCGGGATCCGCAACCGCCAGCAGCTCTGCGCCGAGCTTCTCCAAATCCGCCAAGCCATCGAACCATGCTGAACCGCATTGAACTAGACCAGCGCCGCGCCGACATGATGGATGCGTTATACGAGCGCAGCGGCCGCACATGCGGCACGCTCACCGGCCTGTGGGAGGAATTCTGCCTTGAGATTGGCGCACGCTTCCGTGACACCCACTACCCGGAACTGCTCGACCGGGTGGTGCTGGCGATGGATGCCACCGAGTCGGTGATGGCGCAGAAGCAGGCGCAGCAGGCCATTGAGGTGTGCCGCCAGCAGCTGCTCGGGGAGAAGTGGCGATGAACTACAAGGGAGTCTGCGCCGCACTGATGCAGCGGCTGGCTGAGTTCGTGCCAGCCGATGACCCGATGCTGTTGGAGGCGAAGAAGATCGTCGCCCATCAGCCGCCGCAGTTTGAGAAAGGCGCGAAGAACAAGTCGGCAGTGTTGACACCTGACATGGTGCGTGAGCTGCGTCAGCTCCGTCGTGAAGGCTGGAGCTATGGCCGGCTGGCGATCAGGTTCGGGATCAGCAGCCGTCACGCCTGTCGAATTGCAAGCAACAAAGCCTGGAGCTGGATGGATGACTGACACGATCAACCCCGACCACTACAAACGGGGCAGCATTGAGTGCATCGAAGCAATCGAGGCTGCTCTGACGCCTGAGGAGTTCCGCGGCTACTGCAAAGGCAACGTGATCAAATACGTTTGGCGCGAGCGCATGAAAGGTGGCGGCGAGTCACTCGCCAAGGCGATGTGGTATCTGCGCCGACTGGTCGGCAAACTGGAGGAATGATGCCGTTGCTACCTAGCCTGTCCCTGCTCGAGCGCCTAGCGCTGCGCATCCTGGTCCGTAGCCGGCGCACCAGCCTGGTGGTGGTGAAGGAACGGGTGCGATCGGTCGTGTTTGTCTCGGCCGATCCATCAGATGAGATCGCCTGTTTTGTGACCAACGGCCGCATGGAACCGTTGTCAATGCAGTTCGAGCGGCTCTATCACCAGCCGTCTTACGGGGAATCCGAGTGATCAGTCTGCACGCCGGCCGCCTGCTGCTGGTGTGCAGCCGCTCCGACCGTACCTGGCACGCGCAGGTGATGCTTGGCCCAAAGCCTGAGCTGCAGATCAAGGCCGATACTGGCACCATCCACCTACCGGATGCGTTGCTGCGCGCTCAGTCGATCTACCGCGCTGCTCTGGTGCAACTGCGCCCTGCTGATGGCCCAGTGATGTGCTGGGACTGTCTGCAGTGGGACATGAGCCAGCAACGCTGCGCGCTGGCATTGCCAGAATCAAAGCGAAGCGGTGGCCGGTACGCAGCCCGGTGCGAGATGTATGAGCCAGCCTGTGGTGATCGGTCGCGCGGAGCGTGACGGAGGCTTTATCGAGACGCTTGAGCCCGAGCATGGCGGCGAGCTGTACTACCGCAGCTGTGCTCAAGGGTATTGCCGGTACAGCTCCGATCTCTGGCAGGCGGAGCTGTATTTGTCGCACCTACTAGCCCGATGACCCTCTCTGAAGCGTTCTACCTGATCGGGATGTACTGGCTGATCTGCGGCTTGGTGCTCTGCATCTGCAAGCGGATCCTGCCGTGAAAAGGGTGGCCGGTGATGGTGGCTCGCGCGCCTAACCCACCTCACCGCTGCCGGCCTGCAACGGACGCCCAATGCTGGAAGCAATGGACCGTCACCTTAACATTCGCCGGCCAACCAGCGCGCGATTGCCCACTCGTTCATCGCGGACCAGAAAGGCTGGGCGCGATACCAGTCAGTCCAGGGCTTGTGGCCTTTCTGGCTGTTGCACATGAGGCAGCAGCTGACGAGGTTCTCGCGGACGGTCAGGCCGCCGTGAACCTTAGGAATGACGTGATCGAGGGTCGGACTGCGGCCGAGCGGATCACCGCAGTAGGCGCACTGGTGGTTCCAGGCGAGGTGGATCTGATCACGGGCCGAGCGCCGCGTGACCAGGCGGGTCTCGTCAATGTGGTGCTGATCCAAGGTCCGGCGGCAGTGGGACGGCGTTGACCTCGATGTCGAGGATGTCGTCTTCGCTTGGGATGAACTCGGCCAGGCGGCTGTAGATGTCAGCCGGCAGCTCTTCGGGGTCAGTGTCGGATCGAACGATCAGCTTGGCGGTGATTTCGACGATGAATGCCCGCATGGGCCGGCCGCCACTGGTGCCACGGTAGCGGGTGTGACCGGGCTTCTTGTTGCAGTGCCCCCGATGTGGGGTATGATCTACGCGTTGTTCCTTGCAGCATGACCTACATCCTCCGCATCGGGCCGTGGCACGTCGGGCCATTCCCGACCCACATCAGCGCGCAGCACTTCGCCGAAATGCACGGCTGCGATGACTACACCCTGGTCCCGCTTGATGACCCAGCCGAAGCACCCGGTCGAATCCACCGGCTGCGCATGGCGGAGCTGAAGCATCCGATGGCGCGCGAATAGTGCGCGAATGGCCGCCAGCACTGGACTGGCGGCGTTACCCAATACTGTTTAAGTAGTTGATTTCTGGGGGAGTTTTGGTGAGCCCGTCGGGGATCGAACCCGAGACCCTCTGATTAAAAGTCGCTTTTTAACAGCTCACGCCGGTTCACGGAATCTACCTAAGTGTCTGATTCAGGCGCACGATTCCCACTTCCATTCTCACTGCTGTTCGCGTAATTTCAGCCCCGTTCGCGCAAATCTGCGCGAATGGTGCGCGAATGGGAGGAGCCATGAAAAGAGAGTGGATCGCTGATGCCAAGGTGCCCGGTCTGGGCATCCTGAAGCTGCCGAGCGGGGTAGAGACCTGGTATCTCCGCTTCAGGGAGCCGGGCGGCAAGCAGCAGCACCACAAGATCGGCCGCCTACCGATCGTCAGCCGCACGCTGGCGCGGGAGGAAGCGCACAAGCTGCTGGCGGCCGTCGCCAAGGGTGAGGCGCCCACCAGCGCACGGCAGGAGCTGCGCCGCGGCCCATCGGTGGCGGACCTGTACGCCAGGCTCCAGCTGGAGCACTACGGCAAGCTGCGTGCATCCACCCGCGCCGGCTACCGCAGCATCTGGGAGGCGCACATCATCCCGGAGCTGGGCGGCCACAAGGTGCAGCAGGTGACCACCGCGCAGGTGATGGCGCTGATCCGATCAGTGGGCGGCACTCAGGCCAACCGGACGCTGGCGGTGCTGCGCAAGGCATTCAACCTGTCGATCCTCTGGGGGCTCCGGCAGGGCAACCCATGCGCCAAGGTGCCGGGCAACGGCGAACGCAAGCGGCGGCGGTATCTGACGCGGGAGGAGCTGCAGCGGCTGCTGGTGGCGCTTGACGGGTTCGCCGCGGCCGGTATGCGCTGGCGGTTCGCGCAGCTGGTGCGCCTGCTGCTGCTGACCGGTTGCCGGGTGTCAGAGGTGAAGGATGCCCGCTGGGAGTGGCTGCAAAGTGCCGTGCTGGTGGTGCCGCCTGAGTGCCACAAGACCGGCCGCGATGGCCACCCGCGGATGGTGCATCTGACGCCGCCGGCGCTTGAGGTGCTCGAGCAGCTGCGCGCCGCCAGCAACAGCGACTGGATCGTCCAGGGCGATGGCGACCACCCGCTGGTGGGTTATCAGAAGCTGTGGCAGGAGCTGATGACCAAGGCGGGCATCAAGGATTTTCGGGCACACGATGCGCGCCATTCCTACGCCTCGATGGCCGTGAGCGCTGGGCTGAGCCTGCCCCAGATCGGCGGCCTGCTTGGTCACGCCAGCCCGCTCACCACCGCCCGCTATGCGCATCTGGTGGATGAGGCCGCGGCCGCTGCTGCAGCGCTGGTGGCGGCGCGGCTGACGCGCTAACTCTTGCGATTCACAGGTGCCCCTTGCTGGCGGTTACGGCTTCGTCCCGGTTGTAATGCCCTTTGACCGCGTAGCTGACATCTGGGATCCCATCCATACCAAAGAACACAAGCTGTCCGATCTTCATGCCGGGCCAAAGCGCGACGGGGTGCATCCGGCGAGCGTTCTGCAGCTCCAGCGTCAGCACAGACCCATGGAAGCCAGGATCCGCAAAGCCGGCCATGAGGTGCTCCAGTCCTTCGCGCGCGCGGCTGGACTTCAACACGAACTGTGCAGCCACGCTGTCAGGGATGTTGAAGATCTCCTGCGTTTGCGCCAGCACAAACTCGCCAGGTTGAAGCCAAAACGGGTCGTCTTGCGTTTGACCACCGATCCCGTGGATCTGTAGGTCGCGGTGCTCAGGTACTTCGATCATCAGCCGGTCACCGAGCAACACGTCATAACTGGCCGGGTTGAGCTGATCCTCTGAAAACGGCACGACCATCGCGTGCTTTTGGCAGAACCAGCGGATCTGGTGGTCAGGAAGAACCATGCGGTGCGTTTATGTGCGGCAGCAGCTTAGGCGTAGTCCCACCTGATGCGGGGTCCGCCCTGGCGGATGCCAAGGTGGATAAACCGCGGCGCCGCGTAACCCAGTGAATGCGGCCAGTTTTGATCGCACCACCGCTGCACGGCCATCATGTCCGCTCCCTCGATCACGAAGTCCACCGCCCCCACGCCTGGCTCGCTGTAGAGGTGCTCGCTGGCACTGGCGCCACCGACCGCGCGATTGATGGCTGCGTTGCGGTAGCCGCTTGTGATCACCACCGGCTTCCCACCGAATTGCGCGCGCACCTTTTCGAGGAATTGCGCCAGCTTCAGCGCCGTGTCGCACTGATCTTGCCGATCAAAGCGCCGCGCCTCCTGGCCAAGCGCGAACTCGCCGTAGGTGATGTGGGGCGTGATCTTGAAGCTGAAGGGCGACTCGGGGGTGAACATCGCTGAGACCGGGCCGGTGGTCTGCTTGTCACGGCCCCAGAGGTCGCCCTCGGCGATCCGGCGCCGCTTCAGGCCGGCCTCCACATTGGTGCCGGGGTTGCGGTAGAGCAGCAGGGCATCAGGCACACCGGCCCAGTTCTTGTCGCGCAGCCGCTTGCTGATGGTCTCAAACCCCTTGGCGCCGTAGAAGTCGGAGCCGAGGTTATAGGCGAACGAGATCAGCGCACATTTCTGGTTGTCCGCCATCTCGTTCCATGCCGGGATGATGCCGCGGAGCTTCTCAGCGATGTGATCCACCTCTAGGCGGATCAGCATGTCGGCTTCGATGGCATTGATCCTGTCGCCTTTCTGCACCCAGCGGCCGTCGCTGTAACGCGTCGAGCCGAACCCGATGGTGTATGGCTTGCCGCCGGAGAGGGGGTCAGGGTAGGCATCAAGCGAGCAACCCTCAAACTGCTTGATGAGGGCGATGGCGCCTGAAAGGTCAACCTGCTTGCCGTCTTGGCTCCAGGTGTTGAACCACGCCCGATCACGCCGCATGGCAGCGGCATAGCCGTTGACGGCCAGATCCTGCTCCAGCTGCTGGATGGCAGCAGCCTGATGAGGCAAGCCCCGGTAGAACCGAAACAGCTGCTCCAGCGTGATCGGGGTGGTGTTTGCCATCAGTCAGCGACGCTTGGGGAACATCAGGCGCGCGGCCTGAAAGATCAGCTGAATCCAGCTGTTGGACTTCAGCGGGCTGAGTGCGATCAGTTCACTACCAGCAGCGATGACGATGGCAACAGCTGCGGCGGTTTCAGGGCTCACGGCATTCATGCGAGGTATTCCTAGGTTAGGGCTGCATCTCAAGTGCGCGCACACGCTTATCGAGATCAGCAAGCTGAGCGCGTGCGTCGGTCTTCAACTCATCGACGGACTTGGCCATTTGAACGAGGGTGGCCTCAATCCGTGCGGACTGCACCTGCATCGAAAGAAGGAGCGCGCCGATAGCGACCATGCCTGCGGACAGTGCGGCAGGGAGGGAGGCTGCGAAGACCCCGCCTACGGTTTTGGGCTCATCCGCCATCGGGGCGCCTTTGCTCGATCCCATCGTAACGATCGAAAGGATCGGACCCTCCGGCGAGAATGGCAAGTGCTCGACGGTAGTAGTGATTCTCAGTCTTTCCCGCGGCCTCTAGCGCATCCTTGATGCGTCGCCAGTTTTCGCGGGTTTGCGGGTCCACTACCGACCCTGCCCTCTGAGGGGCTTGCGACCGCGGCGACGTGGGCGCGAGTGCTGCCCCATGCCTTGGCGTGTGGTCTTTGGCGGGCCGGGTTGGTGCTCAACGCGAGTGGTGCCGACTTTACTCTTGACCGCCATCGTCGTCAGCCTCAGCGGGAGACTCGGAGAAGGACAGGGTGTCTACCACCTCGGTCAGTTTGGCGGCGGCCATCTGGGTGAGTGCAGCGTCACCAGTGCCACGTGCAGCGGCGTAGCTGTTGATTGCGGTGACCAGTTCGTCTTTGGTGCAGGGCATGGGTAGGTGCTCCGTGGTTGAAGGTTAGGCGACGCCGAGGATTGTTTTCAACTGCTCGGGGTTTTTGGCCTTGTCAATGTCGGCCTGGAGCTTGTCGTAGCGGGCGCGGATGACCTGCCGCTTGGCCTCGGCATCAGCGGCATCCTTGCCGGGGATTTGCTTGGCAATGATCTGATCGAGCGGGGCCAGCTCAGCTTCACGCCTAGCGCGGCGCTGATTGTGTGCAATCTGCTTGGCCTTGGGCAGGCTGATGGTGATGGTCATGGTGTGGCCTCCTTAGCGGCGAAATAAGCATCAGCTCCGATGCCATTGCCATCGGGCTTGGAGAAGTCAGCTTCCCAGGCATCGCGGAACGTGCGATCAGATGGGATGTCATCAGCAGCGACGATCAGGTAGGGCACACCGGCTGGCACGTCCTTTTGCGCAACTTCTTCGATGGGCAGTTCGCCAGTGGGAATCACGATGGCGATGCCGCCCTCAGGGGTGGAATAGATGATGCGTTGGGTGGTCATGGAATCACCTAAAGATGGCGACGCAGCAGATGTCTACGTCGATCAGGGTTGCGTTAGTGACTGTTCCGGTCCAGATTTGACAGCTTGATGTAGTCAAAGGATAGTTTGTCCCTGCCGTGGCGGTTGGCCTGAGAGTCGCGGCAAAGTTGATGTCAGCAGCATTTGTGCGGCGTGAAGTCACCGATGCGGCAAAGTCTGTATCCGGCATCGCGGTTGTGAAGTTGACGGTGTACGTTCCCACGCCGCCATCAGTGATGCTGCTTACATTCCCACTAGCTCTAATCGCCACGGTGCCCGTACCGTTGAAATTGACCCATGCGCGTGCGCTGAACGCTGGGTAAAGAGTAGAGCCGCTGGGGACAACAGTGGAGATGGCGCCGGTGGAGCTGATACGCATCCGCTCCGTTGGGCCGCTCGCTCCATCGGCGGTGGTAGAGAACACCAGACGTCCTGGCATGTCGTTAGCGCCAGGTGTGCCGTCTACATAGGCGTCAATTCGTGCGGCTTCTAAGAATGATGTGCCATCAGCTCCTCTGTATGTCAGGTAGCCAAGTACATCATTTGCTTGGACTACGGTCATTGCGCCATCAGTTGCTCCACGTGATCTTGAGAAATCAAGAAACGGACCCACTCCGGCCGTTGTTGTATGGTATCCGATAATCCCCAATCCAGTATGATCAACAGCTCCTCCACCAACTCCAACAATACTCACCTTCTGACCTAATCTAAAGTTGTTTGCAGCACTAGACGTCCCCACCAGCAGCCGGCCGGAGCTGTCGATGCGGAGGCGTTCGGTCAGTCCATAAGCAGTACCTGAATAGGCGCCGGTGCAAAATCTAAGATCATTAACGCCGAGGTTGTCAGTACCTATTGCGAGTGCTTGAATTGCCCACGAGTTAACCCGATTGTCGTTGGCTTGTCCTCCCGAAAGAATTAAAGCAGCATTGTTTTGGCTATTGTACCCACCGCCAACAATAGAAACGGCAGTGGTAATTCCTGCTTGGGTAGCGATTAAAAGGTTGCTGCCAATGCCAACGCTTAGATTAGATGTAGGGCTGCCCGTCCCAATTCCCACGCGGCCGGTGCTGTCAACAAACAGCCGCCCCGTGCCCGCCGCCGCTAGCGCCACGGTGTTGGCAGCCGGCAGATAGAGCCCATTGGTCGGCACCGTCGCAGCAGTCGGGATTAGCGCCGTGCCGCTCACCGTGCTGCTGCCAGTGATAGCACCCGTCACGCCCAGCGTGCTGCTCAGCGTTGCGCCACCTGTCACGCCCAGCGTGCCGCCGATCGAGGCGTTGCCGGTGGTGCTCAGCGCCGTCAGCGCATAGGTCGCCGTCAGTTCCGCCCAGCTGCTGCCGTTCCACTTCTTCCAGCGGTTGGCTGAGCTGTCCCACCGGATCGTATTGGTGACCAGGTTGGTGCTAGTGGTGCCGTCAAACTGCAGCGCCAGATCCTCGTCGCGGTTCTTCACCTCCGTGACGAAGTTGGTGTAGGTGCTCGTCAGCGTCGGGTTAGACCAGTTGGCGTTTGGCATGTCTTAGGTTCCTCTGGCTTGCCAGCTGAAGCCGCTGGTCACTCGGTTGCCCGACGTGTCAAACAGCAGCACCTTGAAGCTGGTGGGGTTGGGCACATCCACGAAATCATAGATCGCAATCACGGGCGTAGTTCCGCTCGGGGTCACGCTGATGCCTTCGATGTCCACGAATGGCACATTGAACAACACCGTTGTGCCGCCCACGTCGCCTGAGTTGGCGGTGCCGGTGCCGGTATCGTTTCTGAGCTTCTTGTCGAGCTTCACATTCAACCGACTGATGCGGAGCACGTCGTCACCGCCAGCACTGGCAAAGGCGTAGGTCACTTTTACATAGCGAAAATTCGTGGCGTACACCGACTCGACACCGGCGTAGTCGGTCCATGCGCCACCTGCTGTGGTCTTTACGCTCAGAGTCGGAGTGATCGTCGTGGCACCGCTGATCACCGTGTAGGTCAGTGCGCTGGTGATCTTGGTGCCAGCCAGCACAGCGCCAAAGTCGATCTCTTCGACATAGCTTCCGCTGGTAGCGGACGGCTGCGCATAGATCGGGAAGCCAGCGGTCACCTGATCTTGCAGCGTGCTCCAGCCGCGGGAGGTGAAGTGATCCTGCCATGTCTCCGTGGTGCTGGCAGCCACAACCAACGTGCCAGCCTCAAGCAGCGTGTTGGTCTTAGTGCCGCTGAAGGTGCTGTCTTGGTCGTAGTCGAGCACATAATCCGGCGGCTCGTTGACCACCGCCAGCACTGAGCCTGGCGTGCCGTAGTTCCCGGCGAGGTCAATGCCAGCCAGCCAGTAGGTGTAGCTGCCGCTGGCGGTCTCAAAAACAGTGGTGAACTGGCCTTTCTTGGTGCCGATCACGGTAGCGGCCGCCCATGTGGCGCCGCGCCGTAGCTCATAGCTGTCGAGCGGTAGCGTCTGCGTGCAGTCGTTCCACTTCAGCAGCACGTTGTTGTCGATCACCTGCTGCGAGATCACCGGCTGCGTGGGAGCAACCACGATCGCGTCGAAATAACCCGCTGTACCGACGTTGCCCTTGAGGTCTACGGCTGCAACAAAGAATCGGCGTGTGCCGAGCCAGCTTGCCTTCACGCCATAGACCGTGGACTTGGTAGTCGCCAGCGGTGTTGCCGTCGCCCATGTGCTGCTGGTGGTGCCGTAGCGGATCGCGTAGGAGTCAGTCGCCAGGCTGCCGGCGATCTTGCTCCATTCCAGAACGAACAGTTCACCCGTGAAGTTTCCACTGGTGGTTGGTGCCGCTGCTCCGGTGATCGTCAGAGATGTGCTCGCGGCGCTCAGGGAGTAAGTGCCTGAGGTGTCGAGTGCCTTGATGTACCAAGTTGTGGTGCCAGTTGGTAGGAACCCGATCTTTTTAGCAGTAGCGGCAAAGAGACCGACCTTGCTGCCAACGCCGAAAGCGGTGCCTTCCCAGATCTCATAACCCTGAAGGTCGAGATCGGTGATCGGATCCCAGTTCAAGGTGACGCCGAGATCGGGGTCAAGCACGGCAGTGAAGGTGGTCACATTGCTCGGCGGTGCCGTCTTGCCCAGCGCCGTGATGGATCCAGTCAGTGCCGTGGTTGATAGCCGCAACGATGCGCTGACCGAATAGACCTCAAAGCTGAAGACACCTGGCGTGATGTTCAGGATTTCATGGTCAGGGCCAAAGGTATCGACAGTGTTCCAGTTGCCCTTGTCTTTGCGCCAGCTCACCCGGTATTGGTTGACTCCGACTCGCGGCTTCCAGCTCGCAATAACCTTGGCACGCACAGTGTCCTGGTATTTGTAGAGAGCTTCCGTGATTACTAAATTGGTCGGTGCCGCGGGCAGGTTATTCAGGTTGGTTGCATCGCGCAGCTGCAGCGGCTTATCGCGCTCGATGTAGTCGTATTTACTCGAGTTGTAGGCCAGTGCGCTGATGGCGTACTGGCTGCCGTCTTGCTCCTGCACCGCAAGCACGCGCCACGTCGAAGTGCGCAGATCGCTGGTCTGATAGATCCAGATGCTGTTGGCGATCGGCGCAGCACTGAAAGGGGAACTGACGGTGAAGACTTTGCCGGCGATGCTGCTGACGGTGCGGGTCTGGGCAGTGCCATCAGGCAGGATCACCGACAGCTGAGGAGTCGTGCCGAGAGTGAGCCCGGTGGCGTCATCCACCGTGACAGCCGTGGTGGTGGCGGTGACGATGCGACCACCGCGGCGACTGCCAGCGCGCAGTGGATCGCTTACCTCAATGATCTGGCCTGGCCTGACGACAACACCAGCGTCGATCGAGGCAGTGAAGCTGACCACTTCGGATTCGTAGCGCTCGGAATAGAGCAGCCATTCACCAATGCGATTGGCTTGCCCTCGACTGGTACAGGCAAAGGCCGACACTTCGGTTTTGACAACCCCGTGCTTGCTGATGCCTACGGTGTCTTCGACCACTTCGTAGGCAATGTCGCGCGTGGTCAGGTCGAGATAGCTGACCACTGCGACAGTGGGGCGCGCCTTGCGACTGCTGCCCGCATAGCTAAAGCCTTCCTCGGACACGTTGGCCAGCGTGAACAGGTAGGCCGAGTCGGCCGGCCGGTCCTGGCTGATTGTGAGCGCACCGGTGCTCCAGTACGGCATGGCCCGAAACACCGAGCACATGTCGTTGATCAGCTTGTAAGCCTCCTCGGCCGTCTGAATGTTGATGTTGCAGGAGAATCGAGGCTCTTGGCCACCGAAGCCGTTGGGCACCAAGGCCGAGGCATACTGGCTGGCGGCATAGAACGCCCATTTGTCGAGCTGCGCCGCCTGAACGTGATCACCAAAGCCGTAGCGCGTGGATGTGAGCAGGTCCCACAGGATCCAGGCGGGGTCAGAGCACCACTGAGCAGCGCCGAACGTGCCGCTCCAGACACCGCTGTAGATCAGGCGGCCGGTGGCTGAGTCCACCGTGGCGTTGTTCGGGATGCGGACCTTAATGCCGCGGATCAGGTAGGAGCGACTGGGGATGCTTGAAAACTGCTCAGCGTCTACCCGCAGACTGACCAGCGCGCTGTTGGGGTAGCTCAGCTTGGCGTAAACGATTTCGGTGTAGGTGGACCAGTTGAAAGCATTGACGATGTTTGCAGAGAACCCGCCAACGTCTTGCTCCGAACTGTCGCCCGTTATGCGCTTCACGCGGATGTCTGCAGGCGTAGTGGCCAGCTGCACCAGATAGTCGCGCTGATACGCATCGGCCGTGCGGCCGGCGATCGTGTCATCAATCACAGTGGTGTAGCCACCACCGCTGTACTGCACGGCAATTTGCAGCCGAAAGACACTGCCAACGATGTCGCCTTGATTGGTGAAGCGCTGCAGCTGCGGCACTGTGATGGTGATCCGTGCAGCGTCCACGTTCGCGTCAGTGATCGTGCGGACAATCGGCGTAGCCTGCTCCACCACGATGCCCACCGGCTTCTCATCCTCGATGCCAGGTGTTCCGGGGATGTACGCCTGAGCTTGGGTGCCGTTGCGGGTTTGAACGGTGACGTTCTTGAAGTTGAAGGACCCGTTCGGGTTTTGCAGCGGGGTGTTATTCAGAAAGATCGACTGCAGGCCATTCTTCAGCCCTTGGATCTCACCCTCGCTGAGCAGGTCCAGCACCTGCGCGTATTGCGTGCTGCTGAGGTTGTCAGCGGCCTCTGTGGGGGTGCGCCGCGAGCTGCCGCCGCCACCTTTGCCACCACCACCGCCAGCGCCGCCGATCCTGGTCATCCTGCCACCTGCACAGTGTCGATGCCGGCCGAGATCACGACAGAGCCCACGAGCGTTTCGCCATAGACGATCGGCACCGGCACGCCCTGGCGGCTGGTTTGCTGGACTCCAGAGAAGCTGTAGGTCTTGCGGGGGTCTTGGTCACCATCCGTGCCATTCGGGATCTTTGGCACTGGCGTCAGCAGCTGCGCCACGCCGCCGAGCACCAAGCTGGCGCCGACACCTACAAGCAGTTGGACGCCTAGCGCACCGATGCCGGGAACAAAGAGGCCAACGGCTAGCAACGCCACGCCCGCAATGATCCGACCCACCGCGCCGGCGCCGGCGACGACGGGAACAATCTTGATTTCCTGCAGGCCGGCCGGGTCGTGAAGTTCTTCCAGCGTTAGGTCATAGCTGCCAACGCTCACCCGATAGTGCTGGTTGGCCATGTGCTGCTCCAGCTCCGGCCAGTTGACGACCAGAAACCGCACCGCCTCGGCTGCGCTGGCCACGTCGGCCTCGAGCACCCGTTTGCCGATGAACTTGGCCAGCTGCCCATACAGGCGGATCTTACGAAGCATGGCGCAGCCTCCTTCCTGTGCATTTTAGGAGCCATCCGCCATAGAGGTCACGGCTGCTGAGGCGCCCCTGAAGGTGGTGCAGCACCAGCTGATCGCCCAGGTAGACCGCGCAATGGTTGAGCCCTGCACTGCCGATGCTCATCAGCAGCAGGTCGCCCGGTTGCAGCTGCTCATCTTCATCCAGCTCGCGGAATCCGGTGGCTTTCCAGCAACGGTCAAACATCGGATCAGCCAGAAACGCATCGGGCGACAGCGGCCGTTCCCAGTCACGCAGCTGCAGACCCTGCTCCGCGTAGTAGTCGCGGGCCAGCGTCCAGCAATCAAGCAGCCCCCAGACCCATTGGCGGCCGATCAGGGGCGCCTTGTAGCCGGTTGGGTGCAGTTCATCGCTCCATGCCTCGGTCTTTGGGTTGACGATCCACCACGCCAGATCGCTGCGCTCGATCGCCAGCATGTCCGCCTGGCTCGGCACTGGCGGGGTCACCGGATGGCTGTGGATCACCGCGAGGATTTTGCCGGCATCTTCAGCTGCGGCATAGTCGAGCGGATCAAGGATGAATTGCTCGGTGCCGGGGTCCAGGTTGCGGCACGGCCAGTAACGCTCGCGGCCTTTGACAACCACCAGCAACCCGCAGGCTTCGCGGGGGTCTTCCGCCTTTGCGTGCTCAAGTGCAGCGACGCGCCAGCTCATGAGGTATAGGTCCCGATGCCGGGGAAGGATCCGAACGGCAGCTGAGCGGTCGTTCCAAACCGCGCCTGACAGCTGTTCAACCGCTTGCCGCATACATCAAGCGATAAGCTGTTCACACCTTGGTCAGACTCGTTGAAGTAAACAATACTATTCAAATCTGGGTAGGTGCTTAGATAGTAACTTGCATTGAACTGCCCCCCAGCGTTGCCGCTTCGGCCCTCCCAAACACCATAGTTACGAAAATGCTGATTTGCAGTAGCAAGCGTGTAGAGAGCTGCAACATCTGCGTAAGTTGCTAAGTAGTACGTTGCGTTGAACTGCCCAGTGCTGTTGATGTTGCGATTTTCTGTGTAGCCGAAGGCTGCGTAGTGCTCGCGCAGTGGCCGTGCTGCTGGCCCAGTGGGGTCATAGCCGCACTCGGCAGAACGGTAGACCCACTGGCAGATGTTGCTGATGCACTGGCGCTTCGGAGCCCGCACGCCGGCAAGATCGAAGGAAGCCGCCAGCTCGAACTCCACCACGTCGCGCGTCTCGGTGGACTTGCGGTCCACGTAGTAGATCTCACGCGGGAAC